GCAGATTGTGGCGTAATTGTTGCCGTAAGTCCAGTATCAGCAAAAGTGCTGGAAGCACTCGCCACTTGAGTTGCAGTACTAGCACTGACAACTTGCAAGACACGAAACGCGCCCCTCAAATTATTCTGCTGATCTGCAGTGAGAATAGCCCCAGCCACAAAGGCCGCTGGGAGTGTTGTTGGTGTTGCCATGTTTGTCTCCTTTAGAAACTTAGAAGGTTGGTGGTTGAAAGAGTGCCAAATATTTCATCATTCAGCGTAAAGTATTGGTTGCCGTCCGTACTCTCAAAAGTGTACGAAACTGTGTGCGACCCTGGAACAATGCGGTGTTCAATTCCCGAGGTAATGAGGGTCTGCGATTCTGTGGTTGGTGTGCCGGTGGAGTAATCCTTTTGCACCGTAACAATTGAAGTGAGTTCAATAGCAAAGATAGTGGACCATTGCGCTGGTGTTAGGGCTGCCAGTTCGCATGAAACACCGGTGAAGCGGACAACTGGGTTGCGATATTTGCCAAGAAGGTAAGCACCTAGGCCAGCCACTTCCGTTGTTGTGGAGTTAAGCAAGTTAAGGAGGTTGTAGTTTTGCGCTTGATATAAAGCAATTGAGTCAGCGTCGGATGATGTTTGTGCCGCTCCGGCGGGTGACTGGGTCACAATGTAGTTATAGAGCAATTCCGACCCGTACTGGTTAATCAGTGACATATAGGAAATTCCGGTGCCATTGGTTGTAAAGGAGGCATTGGCTACTGGGTTGAGAACGCTTGAGCGTCCCTTAAATGTTAGTGCGCCGTCAGCCGCCGTAAAGAGGTAGCCCTGTTCAGAGGTGTTGACCTGTTGTAGGTAGTTCAGAGCGTTGGTGTCTTGAGCGACCGCGTAAGCCCCCAAAGTGGATGTTCCGGTACCTATGGACCTTGAGCCTTGGTAATTGATTTCAGGGCGGTCCAGGACGGTGTTGACGCGGGCTGATGACAATTCCGCGCTTGGCGTAAAAGCGTTTAGTTGCTGGTTGGCAAGGGTTCCAAAGGCGTCAACACATCTCGCTACCATTCTACCCTGGTTAGCGTTTTGATAGTCAAGGTTCCAGTCCTCGACAAAGCCTGTGTAGATAGGCGTCCCGTTGGCGTAAATGATGATGGGGGCGCGAGGCAGGACATACGGATAGTAAATGCTGGCGGTGTTTAGTGGGTCCAGGATTCTGCTGTTGTTGTTAAATACGACTTGTGCTGTTCCGGCGTTGAATTGGTCTAGTTGGCGGTTGCGGCCGCGTCGGATGTTAACAGATAAGACTATTGAGGTCAGGTCGGCGTATGCGGTGCCGCCAAGTGTTCCGCGTCCTGCGGTATCAAGAACGCCATAGAAGGCGTCGTCAAGTTGAAAAGGTGTACCAAAGCCTGTGGTGGTTTGGAACCCAACCAGGACTTGATATGTGGGGACAGCCATTAGAAAGTGAACGCCGGTGCAAACACAACGCCTGAATCTCTCTGTGCGGCAAGGATGGCGTCAATAATGTCCTGGCCCACGGTAGCGGGAGAACTGATCAGGCCCGCGTCCAGGTTAATGGTTAAGTTGTCAAATGGACCAATACCGCCAATGCCTGCATTAGCAAATCCGCCTGCATTGCCTGAAGTGTTATCAAAGACTGGTGCTGCCGTGTTTTGGACTGTGCCCGGGGCTGATGATGCTATTGCAGGTGGAGCCGCAAAGACCTCGGGGTTGGCAGCAATAATTTCCTTCTGAGATTCCTCAAATGCTCGAGCACTTGTCAAGCCACCACCGCCGCCACTATCGCCACCGCCAATTTTAGGCATGGAGAAACTTTTGCCACCTAGGTCGCCGGGAAGCCAGGACGGAAGTGTAAACGACAGGCGGCCAATGGTGTTGTTCCATATTGCGGCAATGGCTTTGAACACCGTTGTAGCCGCGCCTAGCAAGCCTTGAAACAATGGAATGGTTACATTGGAAATCCACCAACGAACTGCGCCAAATACATTGTCAATAATTGTGCGAAATGTCTCAAACTTCTTGTAAGCCACCACGGCGGCGGCGGCTACTAATCCGATACCGATGGCAATGGCTGTGATCGGGTTAATGCTCATGGCAATGTTAATGGCCACTACGGCGGCGGCAATGCTGGCAAGTGCTACGCCCATAATGGTAAAGAACTCAGGATTGTCTTGGGCCCATTTGGCAAACTTGTTGATTAGTGGAAGCACCGCATCAAGTACCGGGATAAGGGCTGCGCCAATGCCCTCTTTAAGTTCGGCAATACCCAAGGTGAATTTGGCTAGTTGCCCTTCGGTTGTTTCACCTGCTGCCTTGCCGAATCCGCCGAAATTCTCGGTTAGTTTTTCGGTAATTGCACCGAAGTCTTTAGATTTGATAAGGCCTTGATCAAGTCCAAGTCCTAGTTTGCCAAGGGCGTTTGTGTTTCCGTCATATCCTTTGGCTAAGGCGGCGGTAACTGTCTCAAGGCTTTTTCCTGAACCTTTTGAGATGTCAACAGCCAGGGCTAACAGTTCCTGGGCCTTTGTGACATCGCCGGTACTGCGGGACAAGCGGGCCATAGCCGGGCGCAGTTCGTCGTCGGCTGTGTTGGTTGAAAGCATAAGCGTGTCAATGTATTGACCGTTGGCTTTGATTGCGGCGTCAGTCGCTGTGGTTGATTTGCCCAGGGCAATGGCTAGTAGGTTGGCTGCTGCTTGGTCCTCTATGGCTGCTTTGGTGCAGTCAATGAGTCCGGCGGCTAATGCGGCAATGGCAATGCCTGCCGGGACTGCTGCCTTCTTGATTGCGAACTGGGCCTTCTCGCCGTTGGTCTCAAGATTCTTAAATTCCTTGACGGCGGAGGAGATTCCCTTGCCGTCAAATGAGGTCACGATTGGGATTGAAAGGGACATTACTTAAGTTCCTTTTCTACAAGTGCCACTACGGCGTTGGTTGCGTTAAGCATTTCGCGTTCAATTTGTTTGCGTTTGCGAAACACGGCTGGGCCCAGGTTGCGTGTGTGGTTTGCCTTGGGAACTGACCCAAGACTGTCGCTCAGTTTGTTTTGATTTGCGCGTCCGGCCGATTCCCAAATGGCAGCGCCCGCGTTCATTTGTGCAATGTAGATCAACGAGGTTGCTTCTCGAGATGCGTCAACCTTTAACTTGACCCCGGCGATTGCTTTGGATACGGAGAATGGAAACTTCTTAGAACCGCTTTGAGTCCAATTGCGGGCCATACCTGACAGGTACTCGCGCTGGTATCCAGCCTGAACTTCCTGGATTGCTGGTTGAGCAATGCGTGTGGCGTCGGCAGTGAACTGTTTGCGAAGGCCCGGTTCAACTTTGTTAAGAGAGCGGATAGCGTCACGAACACCGACAACTTCAATGGATGTGTTGGTTGTCATCGTCTGCTTCTTTGTGCTTTCTCTTGTTCGTTTAGGACATCAACAACCGTGAACAGGTCGTCTGTGTCAAATGGAATTTCAGGAACCCAGTATCCAGTAGCGACAAGGACCTCCGCTAGAGAGCGTCGGAAACTGCCGCTTCTGTAAAACTTGGGGCATCCTCTGACACCACATCTATTGACTTGGTTTTCTTTATGAACTCGTCAAAGGCCAGGGGAACGGTGACGCCCGCGACCTTTGAACTTTCGTAGGCAAAGAAGGCCAGGTCTTCCGCGCCGATTCCGTTGGCAAGACTTGATGCTTGCTTCTTGAATTTGCGTTCCCATGCAACGACTACGAATAGGTTTGTTTCGCATTCATAGGCGTCGCCTTGGACTGGTGTTACTTGGAGTCTGATTTTCATTTTTTCCTTTGGTTTTTTTTGTTATTGATTAGGTCTAGACGATGTCTCGTACCCAGGTGCCGTTAGAGAAACTTACCGAGGCTACGGCAAGGGTGCCGATTGACGACATGATCACAGGGGCTGCATCCAAGGTACAAGTCGTAATAATGAACTCGGGATTGCTGGCTGATTCTGTGGTTCCCGATGGTGACACGGTGATTGTGCATCCACCAGCAGACACGATTGCGCTGAGGAGAGTTTCAATTTCACCAACGCCATAGGAAAGGTACAGGTCTAGGTTGACCGCTACGGTCTGAAGGCCCTTGGTTGCCTGTCGGCCGGTGTCGGCTAGCGAGGTGCTCTCGAGCAACTCAAAGCCCAGCATCACTTCACATTTAGAAAGTTGATCGGAAACATCAATTGCTGAACCGCCGGTTGGTGTAATGTTGCAGGTTGCGCCTGACAGGAATGTTGCTGTTGCCATTGGTGGCTCCTTAGTTTCTCCGCACCGCTATTGCAACGGTGAGGTCGTATGTGGGTATGTCTTGCCCTCCGTAGTTTGCATTACCCGGACGGGCATCTGTAACTGCGATGGGCGAGTTCATTATGGTGTCAACGATTGTCATGAGGTAATCGCCGGCGTCGCTGTTGGCAGGTGGTGCTGCAAGTATGCGAACTGGAATGCGGAAATCTCCGACATTGTAAGTAAAGGATGTCATCACGGGAAGTTCAATCATCACTGACATTGGGCGTGCATTCCGTGGGTCAGTAACAGGTTTGAGACCAAGGGTGGTCAGTTGTGTTTTGATTGCGTTGACCGCGTCGGCAAGGATTCCGGTGGCGGCCATTATGCGACCTGTGGCCTTCCGCAGCCTAGGAGTGCCATGATTTGGCCAAGTGACATGGTGGGGGTACCCATGTTCATTGAATCAAATGAAGCAAAGCCATCTACGGCTCCTCTTGATCTGTACTGGATAGCGGCGTACTGGATGGTGCCCAGTTTTGCTGCGCCGTCTGGCGCGCTACTTAATGAGTCCGTATAACCGGCCTCGCGCCTTTTGCGAAATGCCCAACTGTTAGCCGCTGAAACACAGACCGCAATGAAGGCCGTATCATTGGCCGTTGCGACCTCAATGCCCAGCCAACTCGTGACATCGGCGCTGGTGACCCATTGGGGGCTGGGGGTGAAAGCGACAGTGCCGCTGGCAATACTTCGCGCAAGGTCATCACCTGCGCTGACATATATAAATTGGTTTTCCATGATGGTGTCATAGTCAAAAACTAAGTCACCTTCTTCGGATACGCCCATAAACAAGTAAGGCTCGGTAGAAATAACAGTGTGGGTGCCGTTGAAGTTATGCGCTGCGCCTGCTACAACTACCGAGTCTTGACTTTGAATGTCTGTGTCCACAAAAGTCTGCAAGATGGCATAGCCCTCTAGCCGCGTATGAAATGCGAGGTTAAAGGTAGCCATGGTCTTGCAGTCTTTCTAGATTGTCTTTATCAGACGAATGCAGCCTTGACGAACTTGGTTGGGTCAATCATAAGGGTGGCAAGGTAACCGCGGAATGCGATTGTGCGGCTCATTGTTGATGGAACATCAATGCTGAGGGCACCCTTCTGCTGCTCAAAGATTTCATAACCAGTTGGGTCTCCGACGATGACTGTTGAGGCCGCAAAGTTGCGATCAACAACAACCTTCAAGCCAAAGGCCATCATGTCTGTTGAGTTTGCATTTGAACCACCAAAGGAGTTCATCGGGCCAACATTTGGAAAGAGCGGCCTGTCCGCCGTATCTGAAAGCGACGAAAGCGACGCCCACACATTAGGTGCCAGGAAAAGATGGGTAGGCAGGTTGCCATTACTTGATGAAAGAATGGTTGACGCTGCGCCGTAAATCCACTCAACCCAATATGCAGGGTCTGCGCCGGAAGCGCTAGCAAAGTTACGAGTGACTGATGCTCCGGTAGCAAGGTTGTCTGCAGCCACATTGTCTGTTTCGTTTGCATAGATACGAGCCATGTCGTCAAGTACGAGTCCGATGATTTCGGGCTGACTCCAGTCAATTGACTGTTCGGAGAGGGTCACGAATCCACCGTAACTACCCTTAGTAACTTGGTTGTCTGTGACGACAAAAGTTCCTTGAGTGAGCGCGGTGTTTTCAGTTGCCTGGTTGCCAATGCTGGTGTGTGTTGTTACCTCGGGGCGGATGAACACCTTGCCACCTTGTGGCATTGCTTTTGCGCCGATTGCATCAATGACCGGACGACGACCAATAAAGTTGTTATATACGGGCTGGACGATTGGCAATGGAAGGACACCAGGAATATCTGATGTGATCACATTTGGAGCGGCGGCGCGTAGGCCTTCGCTCATTTCGCGCCATTTGTCTCCACCGACAAAAGCGGCTGAAATGTATTCTGCTGCGGATGGCATGATGAATTCACGCTTGGCCGTTGCATAGATTGGGGTTGTTGGGATGATTGAAGCCTCAACCTCAACCACTGGGTTTTCTTGTGTAGCCACTTCGGGTTCCTCCTCGGAATCTATTGGGGTGGGTTCGGTTGCATCTTCAGGTTCGGATGCAGCGATTTCTGTGATGACAGCGTCCTTGAACGCCGGCTGTGCCACCAAACTGATCTCCACGAGATCAGCCTTGGACACGACCATGACGCCATTCTTGTCATACTTAAACTTTGTAGGTACGGCCCCAACACTGACTGAGTCGTAAGCGCCTGCCTTAACGAGTTCAATAGCATCGGCGGCCGCGCCCGTCTTTGCGAAGGTGGCAGTAAAGCCCAGGCCTTCCGGCATATCTGCAAGGGAACTAACGACGCCGCGCAATGCGCTCATGTCATGATTCTCGAGCAACTTTGGTGCTTTCATGTTTAGGTCAAATGCGCCGCGTTGGAACGAGACCTTGGTGCCGTCCATTACTTGTGCGGAAACTGGGAACCAGGGAACTGCAATGCCAGTTATGGTTTTGGGGGCGTCATCGCTAGCGGCTGCGTCAATTGTGATCGGGACATTAATGAAATGAATCATGAGTTGCTTTCTGTTGGGGTTTCAATGTATGGCTCAACCATGATCTCGTCGTGCATCTCTTCTGCGAGGTAACCCGCAACATCAAATTCAACATAGCGATTACGAGGCAATACATTTGTGGCACTGAGAACCTGTTGCAGGCACTCAATAAATGGCTTGGCCCCATAGAGGTAAAGTTGGCGGTTGCTGTCTTGAACATTTGTATAGGTCAGGCCGGAACCTTCCTGCGGTGCAGAAACTAAGTAAGCCGGGATGTTAGAAACGCGAGCAATCTCAAGCGATTGGTACTTGCGTTGTTCGGCTACAACCTCGGCCGGGGACACCGAGAATTCTTTAAATTCTGCATAATCGTTAAGTGCGCCAATGGCATTTTGGCGGCGTGCAGATGACCATGCTGCAGCAAGTTCGCTTAGTTGGTCGCTGTCCATAGTCTCTCCGCCTTTTTGCTGAAGATAACCGGGGACTGTTTCAAGCGTGGCATATCGGTCGGCTGCCTGATCTAGGTGGGTTGCGATGGACAACGCTCGAGCACCCTGGTACAAAAGTCCCTGGATAGGTGAGAGGAATTGGATGACATCATTGCTGTCTCCAATTTCAACACCATTAAATTGCACAACATCAGAAGGACCAAACCACTGAGGACCTGTTTGATTAGGAGTCGTCACCATTGCTGCCGGGAGCCATGTGAACGATGCTGGCAGGCCCGTGGAATACCTGGAGGTTACAAAGGCGAAGGCGCGGCCGTGGAAGAAAAGGTCACTAAAGATATTTGAGTAGAAGAAGTTGCGCGTCACCTTGGGGTCAGGTTGTTCCATCCAAGGCTCAAGGGGCAGGTAAATTTTTTCGTAGCGTTCGCCGGTCCACTGCTTGGAATAGTGTCGCATCTCAAGGCAGCCAATCATGGAGGCTAGTAAGTCCTTGGACCGGGAAACTGTTGGGTTTTGCAATGCTCGCTGTTCGGCAGCGCCTGTGCTATATGCGAGGAAGTCGTTGATCTGTGCTGCACCTGCACCTGCGGCGGCCGTCAATGGGGCCGAGGACATTTGCGCTGTAGTTACTTTTGGAGTGAAGAATCCCACGGGCGGAGTATTCCACAAACTTGTTGCAAATGCAACTACCTTGCTGAACCCATCATTGCCCGACCTGACTGACCTGGTCTAGACACCAGGGAAGCAGCAGCGACAAGGCACCGGGCACACTCAATCGGTCCGGGAGACTTTTGACTGGAAAGCACGACTGCCCCGTTGGCTCTGACCAGGGTTGCCCTGTTGACATGTTCGGCCAGCATTTCCTCGCCAGTGTGCAACAGGCGACCCTCGTTAATCATTGACTTAACAAGCCCGGTGTATTTAATCATCTCGGCATAGCCCCAAAGGGACCGGCGACGGATTAGCGGTTCCGGGGTGTGCAGGTCCAGCGTTGGAGTAATCGCTAGTTTGAGTTTGGGGTTGGCTTCCATGAGTTCATTAATGTGCCGCCACATGCTGCGGTTGGTTTCGCAGGTAAAAGCAACGCTGGCCACAATGTCCCCGTCGCTGTTCAGGCCGCACAATATCCCCACATATTTTGAGTCGTCCACAGAACTATCCACAGCCAAGACACAATTGCCCTCATCCAGGGTTTGATTTGTGGTATAACGCTTGGCCCACTCGCCAGGATTAATCCAACTGTTGGCTGCCGCAACCCAAAGATTGCAGTGGGCCCTTAAGTACTGGGAACGGTCCGGCGCTGCTGCCGCACTTTCCAAACCCTTCATGGTGATTGTTCTACCCAGGCTGGGGTTGGCGTAGCCCCAATATTGCTGGTCATCAGGTGACACCCCGGTTGGCAAACTCCACTCGGCCATGAACAGATCAGACCTGATGCCGGAGTCAATAACACCCAGGGCTTGTTCGCGCAATTTGAGGAACGCTCGAGATGACTCGTCCCCAGCAGTGGACACCAAGAAAGCAAGCGGGGAGGGTACAGCAATCTGCGAAGGTTTTAAAGCACCGAAGTAGGTTGCCTCAGAGATTGCCCACAGTTCGTCCACAATCAGTATGTCCCATGTCCCACCATGCTTTTTGCCGGTAGCGCTATTGACCTTATACACCGACCCGTCAACCATTTTGACCTGGTGCCGACCGTAAGCCCAAGTCACTTTTGCTAGATCAGACTCCTCCAACAATTCAAAGACTTCGCGCAAATCCTCAAAGACCTCGGTGGCCAAAGCCAACTCGTGGGCCGTGGACATAATGCGAACGGGACGCCCCCAAATCCTGGGCAGTTCCATTAAACAGAACCCAACAAGCGCAGAAAGCATTGTTGTCTTACCATTTTGGCGGCCCGTACTTATCAAAGCCGTACTAGATATGAAGTTCCCATCCTCATCATGTTCAAGAGCGCCGGACAAAGCCGCCAACTGCCAAGGAAACAATGGCCGATTAAGATGCCGCTCGCTCCATTCGCCAACCAAAGCCGAGTAAGACCCAAACGCCCCTGTGGGCGTAACCAACCGAGGCTGTTCAATTCCAACGCCAACCATCGCAACCGTTTCATCGTGGTCTTGAACCGAGTCATGACTGTCCATGGAGATAATGGCAGAAGGGGTCGGGGTCATTAATTTTGGTTTTGTAAAAAAAATATCGTTTTGTTTTGGTTTTTTTGGGGTTTTGTCTAGTCCGAGGTGTTCTGCTCTTGAGTGTTGTTGGGCGGTTCGTTTCGCGTTTAGGTAAGCGTTTCCGCGAGTTGCATTGCACTTGCGGCATGCCCCGACTAAGTTCTCAAGGTCGTCTGTGCCTCCGCGGTCGGACTCTATGAGGTGGTCGGCCTCGGTGCTGGGGGCTTTGTGGCACCAGTGGCAGGTGGGTTCGTTCTCTAGCACTATGCGGCGGTTGCGCATGAATTCGGGTGTGTTGCGTTTGGTCATGGTGTTTCCTTTGTTGTGGTGATGTTACTACCGCCCTTGGCCTACGGCCTGCGGTTGGTCTCGTGTGTGTGTTGGTCTCGGGTGTTTGTGCCCCCCACATTTAAGGCCAATAGCCAAGGCTGCCGGAATGATTAGGACGGACACCATTGCCTTTTATGTCGTTAGGGAACGCTGCACGATGTCTTACCCCCAGGGCCATTCAGGTTAGTCATCACAGGTATTGGGGCGCATCGCACTACCCCTGTCCCCAGGTGTTAATTCCTGCACAGTGCAAATCCGTACGAGGCCATGGTTGTGTTCAGTTGTAAAGGCTGTTTAGTCTTTGCGCACACCCTGAAGGATGGCTATGCCGATGGACAATAGCAGGACATACCATGCCACAATCATCACCGGACACGCCCCAAGCCTGCGTTGCGTAGCGCGGTCACATTGTTCTCACCGTAGGCGGCCAACATCACGGGAATGAATATAGGCCCCTGGTCAAATTTGAGCGTGGATGGAAGCATTAGTGCACCTTCGGCGTCGTCCCACAATTTGTTAGCCCAGGCTGATTTGGAGAATGGAACTAGGCATATACCTTGGCGATGGTTCATGAACTTATGTATCCATGGGCTGGTTTTGCTGAAGGGTGGGTTCATCCACACATTGCCAAACCAATCACTAGCCAACCCATCGGTCTCCTGTGTGTAGAACGCTTGAGCGGTGCCGTGTGGCGGCCCGGATGGTGGGCAGGCAACATCTAGATCAAACATGATACCAAGCGCGTCAAATAGGAACTTAGGGGTCCAGTAATCGTCGCTGGTGTTGCAGTCCTGGGGCATTGGGAATAATGATTCTTGGTTCAGCATGATGCCAGCCTGTCAGCAATAAATTGCAAGTCTGATGGACGCCACAGGTAACACTCGGCGTGTCGTTCCACTGAACTTCGCCAATAATCCTGTGCCACCGTGGTTTTGCCTTTTTGGGTTTTCAACTCGGCAAATATAAGCCCTCGGTCTTGGTGAGCCATGACTAGATCAAAGAAGCCAACGCTACCCATAGTCATATACCTGCCTGTCCGGGTCATAGAGGGCTGGCTGTGATGCACTACCCATCCGTATTGATAGGCCAGTGCCTTGACTTGCGCCATGAACGACGCTTCCGATATTTGCTTCATTGGTCTTTGCCTAGCAAGAATCCGCACATGAATAGCGAGATGCACATAATGATCAGCGTTATAAAGTCAACCATTAGAACGGCTCCTCAATTGAGTCGTATGTCGGCGCGGGTTGTTCACCATTTTTTAGACTGTCAATATAAGCCGAGGCGTCCCGCTTTGAAAAGGATTGCAGGTTATGCGGAGGGACCTTACCCATGGACTTGCACACGGCCCTAATCATGTTCTGTTGTTTTTCGCTTGCCATGTTGCTGTTTTCGGTAATAGTGGTTTCGCCCTGCATTCTTTGGACTTTGCCCATTTCTTCCCTACTTGGACGCTTGGCAAAATCGGAACCACTCAGGCCCGCATTTGCTAACGCTCTTCCGACGGCCCCAGTCTCACAGTTCTCCAGGTGAGATGTTTTGTTCACCGCCGAATTTTGGCCACGGATTTCCTCGGCCCATCCAGTGGCAATGATTTCACCGTCAATCCATAGTTCGGCTTTGAAGACGGCAACATCAGATAGATAGTGCACTAGATCAGTAATGACACGCGCGTTGGGGTGTGCCTTTAGGAACCTGTCCAGTCTGCTGGCCACGGGCTCATAGTCGTCAAGATTAAAGGCCACGGGCTAACTCCGTTTCTAGACGATTCAGTTCGGCATTGCAATAGGCAAGTGCTTCCTTTAGCACAATTACCTCTTGTTCAAGCGCATATAACAAATCAGCAACATCATCGTTGTGTGTGTACTCACTCATCAGATGCAACCTGACTAGCGCTGGAAGTGTATGACAAACCCTTAGATGGTCCGCTGGCGTTCATGGATGGATGCCACGCGTGCCGGATTGTCTCGGCAATGTTGGGCAAGGCGTGTAACGCCCCAACTGCTTCCAGGATTAGGCTTGATTCCTTGAACCGTAGTTCCAGTGCCAAGTTGTGGCTGAGGTTGGTTAGTTTGGCGATAAGTTCGCCGGTTGATGTTTCCATTGTTTTCCTTTGTTATTTTCCTGAGGTTGCTCGCCAATGACCCAGGCCGCCATTGTCGTATAAATACCGAGCAACTTTTAAGTTGCACCGGACATTAAGTAGGGCTTTGATCACATCCTGTTTCTTACAGACTGCCCGTGTCACAGTAGCCCATGACCCTTGAATCTGTAGAAGGCCCACATCGGGGCGGCCTGTGGATTTGCGAACGGCAGACAGGCTGCCAGGGTTGCATCGGGACTCCCGGTAGGCAATCCGTGACATCACGGGTACGACCTTTGCCGGGAAGTATTGAGCCAGTAACGGCTCTAATTTGGGGCATGAGTTGGCGGCAGCATTTGCCGGGGTTGGGTTAAATAGGGCGGTAGTAAGCATAAAAGCCATGATGAGTTTCAGCACTTTTCCAATTCTGTTGGCGGCCCCCATGAATGCCAGGATTGTGCGCGTTGGCACACCTGGGTGTATTCAATCAGGCCTGTGGATAAATCTGTGAAGATTTGGACCATCGTTAATTTGTCTTTAGAGCGTAGAACGGTATAGCCCCAGTGGGCTGGTTCTTGCGTCATGGGCGGTTGGCCATCATTTTGAGCCACAGCCAGCAACTAACCCATCCCATAATGAAACTGTATATAAACTGTGTATCGGTCATGACAGGGCCTTTGCTGCGTCCATGCCTTGCTGTGTTATTGAACACACAATGGCCTGAGAGCCGCTTGAGACGGCCCGACGGGTGCCTGTGTCCTGGATTAGGCCCAGTGTGCGCAAATCGCTACAACGCTTCCAATAGCCCTTTATTTCATGACCCATCGCTAACGCTCGAGATGCTGCCTCTTCATCGGTTAGGCCAAGTGTGCTGTCGGCATAGATGGCAATGAGGATGGCGCGGTGGCTGCCTACCCGCATAGGGCTGGCTTGCCTGGAGGTTTCCGGGTCTGACGACCGGAACAGTGGTAGGTCAAAGATGATCTCGTTCATGTGTTTCCTTTGTTAGGCCCTTTGAGTGGCTGGTTGTCACTATACACAAAAGACGAAAGCGGTGGTGGATACCCCAATGGAAACAAAGATACCCACCACCTAACCCCGGGACCGCTCAAACAGTGCCCGGGAATCCTATTTCAACGCTCTAAAGACCTGTTCAAAGTGTTCCGGCGTTTGCTTTGCCAGTTCTATATGAAACCAGTTAGGCGAGCCTTGGTACGAACCTGCGTTGTCGTCCTGGCTGAAAATCTTAACCCCTGCTTTGCCCTCTCCGCGCGAACATCTGTAACCGGCACCGAAGTCACCGTATGCGTACCAGTGCATTTCGCATAAGCCAAGGGCTTTAGAGTTGGCTAGGAACCAGTCCCATACAATTCTTGCTTGGGCCTCGTCCTTGTATTTCAGGTCGGCAGCGAAGCCCGTTGCGTGGACACTTAGGCCGGCATTATTTCTCATCGGTCTATTTGCATAAGTGCCTAAAGAGGTCAGGCCCCACCTGGCTTTTGTTAACTCAACGAGTTTAGAAGTTACAGGTTGTGTGGCTTTACCGTCCCAGGCTGGATAGTACGGATAGACCCGGTTGCTCATGCTGGTGGGTCCTTTGGTTTATCTTTAAGGCCGTTACCTGCCAACACACCGAGAAGGCCCCCAGTCAATGTGGCCAACATAGGGCTCAATACCGCCCAGGCTGATTTGTCATTTTCCGAGACATCAAGAGGCTGTGTCACGAACAGCAACCCAAAGAGCAGAGCCAAGATGGAAACAAGAAAAGCAAGTGTCAATCCGATTGCAACAATGAATATAAGTCGTGCTTTGATTTCTTCGTTGCTTAATCTGTTTTGTGGTTTCATACGCATTTGCCTCCGGTGCCGTAGCGCGGTGTTGCTGTTGTTGGGGTGATTGTTTCGGTTACTCCGCGTAGTGCTTTGTTCTTTGTTGGTGGGCAATTAAGTCGTTCACGATCCGCGCAAGCGGTTAGCGACCCTAAAAAGACCAATAGAATTAGGCTATTCCGCATCTGGTTTCACCCAGCCAGCCTTAATAAGTTCTGCTTCGGTTGGTTGTTTTTTCTCGTTGTCCCAAAGGATGATGCCGTGTTCGTTGGCTGCCCATCCTGAGTCAAAACCTAGAGCCAAAAGGGCTTTTGTGATTGTCATTTCTATCATGCGCTTATCTCCATAAGTGTAATTGTTGAACGACTACTTGCTACTTGAACAAAGGCTGCAGGGTTATTACTGGCGCTTGCGTATTGTGTTTTGTAAGTTGTGGCTGATGTCGTTGCAGGGCTGTCAAGGATAGTTGTACTACACGAACCAACACCATTCGGATTAGCACTGGCGTTATAAGCTCCGTAAGCCTCAAACCCTGAAATCATAGTTGCGCCTCTATAAAGTTGCAATAGAACCCATGTGTTGTTTGTGTCTTTGTAAACGCCTGCCTGATTAACAATTACTAAAACTTTACTTGTGGCAGATTGTGGCGTAATTGTTGCCGTAAGTCCAGTATCAGCAAAAGTGCTGGAAGCACTCGCCACTTGAGTTGCAGTACTAGCACTGACAACTTGCAAGACACGAAACGCGCCCCTCAAATTATTCT